CTACCCCAAGATCATCTTCAAGCAGAAGGGTTACGTGCCAGAGAAGGCCATTGCCCGTGTGGATACCCTGTTGGAAAGTGACTCGGTTAAGGTCGCCACCCGCCAGATGGCTCCCACGGCTGCTGGCCCGGCACTGGCTGCCCCGGCTGCCAAACCGGCGATCGCTGCCCCGGCTGTGGATGACGCCTACGAGGAAGAGGCTACTGCCCCCAGTACCCCCGCTCCGATCCAGGCCCAGGCTGCACCGACCAAGCCCACCGTTGCCCCAGTGAAAGCGTCGGATGAGTTGGCGGCAAAGCTCGACGACCTGTTCAGCGAGTAATAGAATAAGCTCGTAACGGCCCCCCGGCCATGTGCCGGGGGTTTTTCATCTGGGGGCACACTTTGGACACCAAGACTTTTCTCACTCGCGTCACACCCCAAGTAGACGAACTCGTCATCAGCACACACAAGCCGGACCCATCGGGCGCAAACCCTCGCGGTATCTTCTGGAACAGAGGGTCTTTCACAGACCTCGATGACGCAATTCACTACATCCAGCGCTGGGACGCTGAACCCACCACCACGGTGTACTTCACCATCGGCCGCATGGCCGGGCACTCGTACACAGACGGTGCCAAAACCAAGTGGTACCGCAAGCAAGAGCACGCAACCTGGTTCAAGACTCTGGCGCTTGACCTCGACATCGGCGCAGGCAAACCCTACGCCACACAGCGAGAAGGCTGGACCGCTATGCGGGCCGCGCTCGCGAACATCGGCATGCCGGACCCCATGGTCATCTCCTCGGGCAACGGCATCCACCTGTACTGGCCTCTCACGCTCGCCATCAAGCGAGACGACTGGGTCAAGCTGTCCACCGCGCTGCGCGTGGCACTGGAGGAGCAACATGTCGTCATCGACACGAGCAAGATTCATGACCCATCTATGGTGCTGCGCCCTGTGGGGACGAACCACAAAAAACAGACGCCTTGGAAGCCTGTCGAGTGCAAGTCTGACTGCCCGGACTATGACCCGCGCACGCTCGCCGGCATTCTCTCCCAGTGGCTCAGCAAGGTACCTGCGAGTGCTGCGCCTGCGCGCAAAGCTGGCAAAGGCAAGTCGTCCATCATGGACGCAGTGCTCAACACCAACGACGTCATCCTGGACGCTGTCGCTTCTCGGTGCGGCCAAGTGGGCGCTCTTGTTGCCTCTGGGGGTGTCAGCGATGCTGCGGGCCGTCCGGTAGAGGAGCCGCTGTGGCGTGCATCACTAGGCCTGGCCAAGCACTGCACGGACCCGCAGGAAGCCATCATCAAGCTGGCAGGCAAGCACAAGGACTTCGACCTCGACGCCAACATGGCCAAGCTCGACGGCTGGAAGGGCACCGGCCCCACCACCTGTGCCAAGTTCGAGCAACTGTGCGCCAAGGGTTGTGAGGGGTGCCCGCACCGTGGCCAGATCACCAGCCCGGCGCAGCTGTCCGTGGCGACCGAGACTGCAGTCGAAACACCCTCTGGCGAGGAAGTGGTCTTCAAGCTGCCCAAGGGATACGAGATCAAGGGCGACTGGATTTACCGCGCTGTCGAGGTCGAGAGCACAGTGACCGATGGGAATGGCAACGAGGTCGCAGTCACCACCGTCGAGCACGAGTTGGTGTCCACATACGAGATGCACATCACCGGTGTGTTCAGCGACAAGGACAGCGGCAAGTCAGCATTCCGACTGCTGACCAAGTTCCCGATGACAGGGTGGCAAGAGTCGGAGCACGAGATCGTCGTGGTCGCCACCGCCGGCAAGGAGTTCAACACGTTCCTCCTGAACCGACAGATTTTCGTCAAGAGCGTGGCACAACAAGAGAGACTGAGGAGTTACTTGATGGACTACTTGACCATGGTGCAGCAGCAGGCACCGACCGGCCAGGACTTCACTGCGTTCGGCTGGCAAGACGATGGCTCGTTCATGTGCGGGCAAACTATCATCGGCGCGCCCAACGGCATGACCGACACACGCCTGCGCGGCGCAGCCACACAATTCGGTGCGCTGATCGGCCGCCACGGCGATCGCAACGAGTGGGTACGTGGCATGGCCATGCTCAACAGCCCGGGTACTGCAACGATTCGCTCCGCTGTGCTGCTGGCTACGATCGGCTTGCTGGGCCCGGCCTCCCGCAACGCCACCCTGGTCGTGTCGATCTATTCCCCCGAGACCACCACAGGTAAGACACTGTCGCTGATCGCGGCCAACAGCCTGATCGGCAGCCCGCGCGAACTGCTGCTCAACAAGAAGGACACCGCCAACGCGATGTACAAACTGCGCGGCGTGCTCAACCATCTGCCTGCGTGCATGGACGAAGTGACCACCGCTGACGACAGCGCCGTGGCCGACATGCTGTATGAGTTCAGCAGTGGGCGCGAGCGCATCCGCATGAAGAAGGACGGGTCGCTGCACGAGCCGGCGACCTGGAACGGTTGCACGCTGATGACGACCAACATCTCGCTGCACCAGAAAGTTGAAGGCGTGCAGGCTGGCAACGACCCACTCAAGGCCCGCTGCCTGGAGCTGCCACAACATGACCGCACGTTTGTGACCGCCCGCGAGGGCGAGGCACACAGCGATGCCTACGAGTTCTACGAGATCATGGCCAAGAACAACGGCTGGGCGTTCCCCGAGTTGGTCGAAGCTGTGCAGGCCATGGGCGGCCCGAGCGTCCTGTGGGAGAAGGCTGAGGCTGCGTTCGAGCAGCACTTCAAGTTTCAGTTCGAGGCCCCCGAGCGGTTCTACCGCACCGGCATCATCAGCGCCTGGGCCATCGGCATGCTGGGCAAGAAGCTGGGCCTGTTCCCGTTCGACGTCAAAGACACGATTCAGTACCTGTTGGACCACGTCGAGCGCACCCGCCAGTGGGAGAAGGACCACAAGGTCGACGTGTTCGACACCATCGGCCAGTTCCTGGCCGAACACAACGACCAGATCGTCGAGGCCCGTGAGAAGTACGGCAGCTCCGTGGAGCAGGTCACCATGCCGGCGCCCGAGCGTGCGGTCGCCCGGGTCAAGGTCGTGTACGACGACAAGACCCCCATCATGCCGGGCTCCATGATCGCCATCAACGCCGAGAAGCTGCGCGTGTGGCTCAAGGGCAAGCGGGATGGCATGGACCGCATCGAGCGATCCCTGGAAGACGAGAACGCCCTGCTGCGCCGGCGCGAGCGCATCACCATGTTCAAGGGCTGCCCACGGCACGCCCCAGGCCAGGCGCAGTGCATCTTGATCAATCTGGCACACCCACGGTTTGCCGATACGTTGATGGGCTCGTCGTCGCGCCCGCAGAGCAAAGTCACCCTCGCAGTACTTCAAGGAGCAGCATGAGCATCGAGTCGATCGCCCTGTGGCATAAGCGGGCCCGGCCGGAACCCCGGGAAATCCACCTGAACGTGCAGCTGGGCTGCCACTTCGAGGAAATCGCCGAGATGCTGGCCGTGGTCAACCTGTCCCAGAACGATACCCTGGTGCGGGCCCGGTCGGCGCTGCTGTGGCTGGCTGACGGCCTCAAGCAGGGGCGCATCGGCGCCGAGATCACCGACCGCAAAGAGTTCCTGGACGCCTGCGCGGACCAGGTGGTCACGGCGGTTGGTGTCGCGCATACTGCCAACATGGACGCGGCCGAGGCCGTCAACCGGGTGAACCTGAGCAACTGGTCGAAGTTCGACGAGGAGGGGTTCCCCATCTTCGACGATCATGGGAAAATCAAGAAGGGGCCCAAGTACGCGCCCCCTGATCTTTCTGGACTCTATTGAGGTGCACCATGCCACGCAACTACGCCAAGGAATACGCCAACTACCAGGGGCGCCCCGAGCAGATCGCCAACCGCGCCAAGCGCAACGCCGCCCGCGCGGAGATGGAGAAGAAGGGGGTTGTGCGTAAGGGTGACGGCAAGGACGTCGACCACAAGACGCCGATTGTCAAAGGTGGCGGCAACGGACCAGGCAATCTGCGTGCAGTGCCCAAGTCCGTCAACCGCTCCTTTGCCCGGACCAAGTCGGCCCGGATGAAGTAATCACTTCTTGGCCTTGGGCTTCGCGCCCTTGGCCTTCTGGTCTTCACGAACGAACTTCGTGGCGACCTTCTTGGACACGCCGACCTTCTTTGCGAAGGCCGGATCGTGCATCGCAGCGCGCATCAGGTTGGCCTGCTTCTGCGACTTGAACGGCATGATTACTTGCCCTTCTTCATGCCCTTGGCTTTGTGCAGGCCGGGCTCGTACTTCTTTTCCATTTTGGCGTACGCGGCCTTGCCGCCAGCCATCTTCTTCTCGGCTGCCTCCATCTTCTTGGATTCGCCTTTGCCGAAGGGGTTCATCTTCTTGGTTGCCATGATCAGCTCCTTTGCTGGTTGGGGGTTAACACTTCCATGCACGCAGGCTCTTATTGATCCTGCTGTTGGGGTCTTTGGCCGTCTTCTCGCTGGTCAGCTTCTCCTTCATGCCCTCCATACGGGCGCAAAAAGAGTCGCGGCGTTTGCCACCCTCGGGCTGCGGGGGCTTGAGTCCCGGTTTGCCAGGGTTGGCCTTGTTGTAGGAGGCGCGCCCCTTGGCGTTCAGGCCGCCTTTGGGGTTCTGCCCTTCCTTGCGTTGCCAGGCTGGTGTCTTGGCCATCATTGCTCCTCAGACCC